GGGATGGTGCGCGTACTGCTCCATCCTGCTGGACGCGGCAAAGGCTGATGGCCTTTGCGGCTGCGCGGGTACGTACAGGCGCTTCCAGCGCTCCAGCTTCCAGTCGATGCACTCGGGCCGGTGGCAGAAGGGACGGCCGTCGACCGCGTGGCCGAGCGCCTGCTCTCCGCAGCTCGCGCAGTTTTGTTCGGTGGCGCTCATCGGCTGGCCTCTGCGAACGGGATGGTTTGGTTGTAGTCCTGCTTGAGCGCCAACTCTTCAAACTGCATCTTGCGCCGATATTCCTCCGCGTACATCTCCGGCGTGACGCCGAAGCGGTAGAGCGTTGCGTAAGCCGCCTTCCGCGTCTTCAGAGCTTGCTTTTCCGCCTGCGCCTCGGCTTCCATCCGCGCATACGCTGCGGCGTTTTCCATCCGAGCTCGCCAGTACTCCTCGTCGGCGAGCATCTGGATCACCTTGATCGCTTCAATCGGCTCCTTGCATTTGGAGCACGTCACGCGCATCTCATACGCGCTGAACAGGAACGTCGCATTGCGGTGATCGCATTGGCCCGCGCGAACATCTTCTCTCGCAATCGAGGGCTTCGCATCGGGATTCTCCGGCATCGGGCGAAACTCCACGATGTTATCCACGCTTTGCCTCCTCGCCCTTGTTCACTTCCGCGCGGACGAAGTTGCCGGCGGAGATGAGGTCGTGGCGGAGATCCTCGCCGGGAAGGCCGTCGCGCCAGGCGGCGGTGCAGCCGTTGTCATCGACCAGGACGACGACGCGTGCGCCGGTGCGATCGCGCATGTTGCGCACGGCTTCCTCGTTGGTGTACTTCAGCGGCGGGCGCGCGTTGGGGCCGGAGGCCGCGCCGCGGAACTCGCCGCGGTTGGGGCAGACCTCCATGTGCATGACGAGCTCGTCGAGCGGACCGTTGACCAGCTTCGCCGTCATCGGAATCTTCTTGCCGGTGGGCGTCTTCCACCACTCGATCGGCGCGTCGCAGCCCTTGCAGGTCGCGTGGCGCTGCAGCAGCGAGAAGCGGGCGCGTTCCAGGCCTTGGCGCGTGCGCGGATAGTTGTCAGCCATTAGTCGATCCTCCCTGTAAGGAACAGGAGCGCAAGGACCGGCCAGGAGATGAACACGGCGATTGCCAGGCGCGGAAAAGGCATGGTCTCAACCCGGCGAGCTTTGGGGCTATCGCTGCGAGGAAGGAGATAGATCGTGAGCGAGAGCATCAGGGCTGCGCCGACGGTCCACGCGAGCAAGAGGTAGAGCATCATGCGGCCGTCCTTTCCGCCAGCGCCGCCGCGCCCGCTTTGCAGATGACGTGGGGGAACGTGCAAGCAGTGCAATCGGTCGCATGCCATATCCACTGGCGGTTGGGAAGTGTCGCGATGAGCGGTGCGAGATCGGGCAGCTCGCTGCAGTTCGGGCAGATCAGAATGCCTTCGCCACCGCCCTCCGACTCAAGCACCATCGTCAACGCGCTGCAATGCGCGCACCTGCCGCTGTACGGAGGGCGGTATCCCTCGACCGGACCCCTTGCGTTCAGGTACCGCGTCATGCCTGTTTCGCGAAACACAGACTTCTTCATGCGGCTCCTTTCGCGCGGCGGTTGGCGAGCTTCTCGCGGTTGACGTGGACGGTGCCGCGCTCCAGGCCGGAGCCGGTGACGCAGGGGCGGCCGGGGCGGGCGTGGCAGTCCGGGCACTCGACGCCGCGATTGAAGGCTTCGCGCTGGCGGCTGGCTTCAAGGGCCAGCTCGCCGCAGGGCTTGCAGTAGGCGCTGTTCTCTTCGCGATCGGCCGTGCCGCAGTTGTGGCAGAGCAGCTGGTAGGTGGTCATTGAGTGACCACCTTTCCGACGCAGGCGCAAACCGTCACGCGCTGTCTCGGCGGGACATTCTTCCGAAGGATTGGCGGCAGTGAGCGGACATAAACCAGATATTTCGTGGTGCAGTTGCAATTAGGTTTTTCGCTTTTCACTACGTGCCCTTTCCAAGGCCTGCCCCAAATTCGAAGCGGCCTGAATTGCTCAGGGACAGACTCGCCATGCCAGCCGCGTTCGATCTCGATCTCAATGGCCGCTTTTGGCGGAATGTAAGGTTTGGCGGTGCGGTTGTTCATGGCATCTCCTTGTCGAGCTCCAGCTCGATCTGGCGGGTGAGTTCGGCGATGGACTGGCGGCCGCGGCGCATGCGGGCGACGACGCGCAGCTCGGTGATGGCCTGCTGGAAGTAGGGCGCGCAGGTCTCCTCACTCTCGGCTTCGGTGGCGATCAGGTAGTAGCCGCCGCCGTCGGCTTCGCGGCTGGAGCCGAGCTGCACGCCGAAGCTGAGGCGGAGATCCTGCACCAGCTCCTTGACGGCGCGCGGCGCGAGGCTCATCTTCTCGCCGATCTCGCCGATCGACACGGCGCGGTGCTTGCCCTGGTGATTGCGCAGCAGGGCGAGCAGGCGGCGATGCGGCTCCTTGGTGGGCCAGTCGCAGTTGCGGCCCGCGATCACATCGTCCACGCGGCGCAGCACCGCGTCGGCAAAGGTGTCAAACAGCGACCCTGCAGGCATAGGCGGCGCGGCGGCGGTGGAGTAGACGGTCTGGTCGAGATCGCGAGGCATGGGCGGCTCCGGGTTACTCTTCCTCGAGGATGAGATCGACGTCGGCGATCGGCTCGACCTTGGTGAAGCGGCAGAAATCGAGAGAATCTTCGAACCCTTCGAGCTCTCTGCGGACGGCTGCTCCGGTCGCCTCCGATGCCGTCTCTGCAACGACATTCAGCACGACCGACTCGGCGTTCGGATTCCCCTTGGTTCTCCACTGCACGGTGACTGCAAATAGTTGCTGCATGTGCGTTCCTTTCGGTTAGTTCTGCGTGGAATTGCCGAATCGTTACTTACGGAGAAGGCTTCCCTTGTTGGTGTTGCGCAGGTGTCGCTGCTGCTCGCGCCACTCGCGACGCTGTTCGTCTCGGCCTTCCGCGCGAGCACGATCTACGGCTTGTGCATCCTCTCGTGCCTTCGCTTCTGCCAGGTGTTCTTTCACCAAGCGTTTTGTCTCCTGCATGGCGGCTCCTTCGGGTTAGTTCTGCGTGGCGGGTGGCAGCTGCAGAGCTTGCTCGATCTGCTGCTTGAGCTCCGACATGGCCGCGATGGTGGCGTCGGAGTTGGGGAAGAAGTTGCAGGCGGTAACGCGGGCGCGGGGCTTCTCGTCTTCGGTGTCGAGCGAGGCCGAGTAGAGCGCAGCCTTCTCTTCCGGCGAGAGCGCGTGCCACCAGGTGTCGATCAGCTCCTCGGTCATGGCGTGGCAGGCGTGCTGGTCCATGACGATGGCGAGGACGTGGTTGGGCTTCTGCTGCCCAGGGCGGCGGCGAGTCAGCATGCGGTGGCCTCCAGCTCAAGTTGGGGTTGCTGTTTGCGGCGGGCGGCGTCGATGCGCAGGTTGTCTTCGTAGGTGGCCTCGCGCACGACGGTCCAGCGGCCGGTGTCCGGGTCCTGGGCGGCGATGACGAGCTTCGCTCCGATGCGGACACGGCCGAACCAGCGCCACTCGGTTGCGCTGAAGTACACGTCCGTGGGGTGGACCTGGCCCCTGGGCGCGGGGATCAGCTTGGGAATGCCGAAGGCGTCCATCTTGTCGCAGACCATCTGCCAGGTGAGGGTGCTCATCGGGTGGCCTCGCTCTCGTCGCGCACGCGGACCCACTCCGGATGATCGGGATGGCGCTCAATCAGGCCTCGCGCATCGAGATATCGGACAGCGTCGGCTACGGCCTCGACCGCTTCGGTGTCGACGTTCGAGGTGTTCTGCCACCACTGGTCGATCTGATCCACGGTCATGCCCGCGCTCTCGCTGCCGGTGTAGCCGTCTATGATCCCGAATGCCTGGTCGAAGGCCAGCGAGTGGGCGAGCTCGTTGAATTCCTTGTCGGTCATCTCTGCCATCACGCTCCTACCTTTCTGCGGCGGCGGAGGACGTGGCCACCGAAGCGGCCGACGAGGCCGGACATGTCGTTGCGGACCACCGCGGCGGCGTTCATGGCCTCTTTGGCGAGATCGAGCGCGAGATCGGGATACTCGGCGCGGTCGATGGACTCGAGCCGCTCGATCGCGCCCTTCATCACTTCGACCTGGCGCAGCGAATGGTCCAGGCTGGAAAGAATGGGCTGGCTCGGCATCAGGCAGCCGCCTTTCTGCCGCGCGGCTTGCGTTGGAAGACAAAGCCTTTCCAGGTAAAGCGATTGCATCCGGTCCTCGCGCATGATCCATGTCCCCGCGCGAAGATGGGGTGATTGTCTTTGTGCTCAGACCGGAGTGCGCCGCAGTCGCATTCCTCGTTGATGACTGTCTTGCCGTTGCGTGCTTTCCAAGGCTCGTAGATCATGCCGCAGCCGCCTTTCTGCCCCGCGGCTTGCGGGCCGGCTTCTCGGGCTCGACGGAGTCGATCTTGACGGAGGGCGCCTTGACCTTCACGTCGATGCACAGGCCGAACATCGCCAGCACCTTCTGGTGCGTGCGTTTCGGAAGCGCGGCGCTCTTGACCACACCACCTGCGCCCTGGATGAGCGTGTACTTCGTCACCGGAGCAAAACAGCTTGACGAAGATGCCCATCTTGGAACGGCGGCGGCACCACTTCATAAATTCCTGAATGGCCGGCTCATTGAGCGTCGTAGTGCGACCCCGGGTGACGGTGATCGTTTTGCGCCGGCCAGCGAGCCGAGTCGACTGCGGAGCCGAGTCCGGCTGGAAGCCGTGCTTGTCAGCCAGCGTGATCAGCCTCTCCTCGTAGTCGTCCATCGACTTCTTCGCCGTTTCGTAGCACTTGACGGCGTTCTCGTAGAAGGCGATCTCCGCGTCGATCTCATCGGGCGTGGGTGGAAGCGCAGGCGGCTTGGGTTCGACTGGTCCGGCGTGAAGCCAGGCCCAGCAGTCCTTGCAGTAGGTGTTGCCGAGTTCATACACGCGATTGGCGTGGGTACAGCTCGCGGCCTTCTGCTCCGCCTCGATCTGTCTGGTGTGCTCGGCTTGTGCGGTCGTCATGGGCAGGGCTCCTAAGTGAGTTCGGGGTAGAGATTGTTGGGCTCGCGGGCGGCCTGGGCGAGCGAGAGCTCGGCGGCGTGCGCCTGCTCGAAGCTGCCGGAGTGGAGGTAGCGTTCGGTGAGGACCAGCGCGGTGCCCTGGCCGCAGACCAGCACAACGCGCTCGCGGTCATACTGGCGGTTCTCCGCGCGGCCGAGCGCCGAGATGCGCAGGTCGCCGTCAGAGTCGATCCAGAGCGCGCGCCAGTTGCCGTCGACCGGCTGAAACTCCGCGCAGGCGGAGCAGTAGGCAGTGTTCATCGGCTGGCCTCCGCCGAGAGCGCCTGGGTGAAGCGCGTGCCGAGCGCGACGTAGGTGGCGTGGATGGAGCGCGAGAGGGCTCCGCCGGCGACGGACGTCACGGCGAGGACAACAAGCAGGCCCCACGCGAAGGTCTGCAGGCTGCGCAGCGGGGTCACCGTGCGCCTCCGAGGTTGAAGTGGCCCTGCAGCCAGGCGTTGAGCACGACGAAGAGGAAGTAGACGGCGACGCCGGTAAGCAGCACGCCTCCGAGCTTCTCCAGCCGCAGTTCGATCGCGACCCAGTCGACGCGGTCGAGCCAGCGCTCGATGCGGTCGTTGAGGCGCACCGCCCAGGGGCGGAAATCCTGCGCGGATGGCGAACGTTTCTGCGGCTCCTCGTCGAGGCCGTGCTCGCGGTAAATCTCAGCCATCTCGGCCGGGGTGAATGATTCCGAATAAATGCCGGGGTAGTGTTTGCGGATTGTCATCATGCGACACTCACTTTCTGGACTCCGTTGGCGGGAGTCCCCTGCTTTGCGTGGTGCTGGTGGATATCCGCGACGGCGAAGAACAGCAGCCGGGCGGAGATGTAGTTGAGGGTTTTGGCACCGCGCTTTTCGCCGCGGCTGCTGCGCACGGCGGTGACCCAGCAATCGCGGATCATCTCGTCGCAGTCGGCATCGCTGATGCGGTCCGGAAAGATGGGCTGCAGCTCGGCGCGGATGATCTCGCGGCACTCGGCCTGGCTTGGGCCCTGGAGCTCCAGCGTGGCGCGCGCGCGATCGTGCCACTGCGTCATGCGCGCGGAGTCGAGCGTCTCGGAGACCTGATGACTTCCGGCCAGCACGACACCGAAGTAGGGCGGCAGGTCCAGCAGCTGGCGCAGCACCTCCAGCGTGTCCTTCTCCAGGTGCTGGGCCTCGTCGACCATGAGCAGGATGCGCTGCTCGGCGAGGAAGAACCGCAGCTTGCGCACCAGCTTGTCGATATCGCCGCGGTTGGGAATGCCGGCGGTGTTGCAGAGCTCGCGCAGGAAGCTCATGGGCCGGTGGCCCTGGCGCGCGTAGATGTAGATGGCGCGGCCGCGGCCGGAGGCCTGCTTGATCTCCCGCTCGAACAGCCGCAGCGAGATCGTCTTCTGCGTGCCCGGAGGCCCATCGATCACATAGGCGCTGGCGTTGGCGAGCGCCTTGGCGCAGGCTTCGGTGACGCGCTCGACATCCGCGGTGCGATGGATCGACTGCTGCCGCGTGCTGCCCTGAACCGCGTCCCAGCGATTCATGAAGTCCAGCAGCCTGGCCTTGATGTTGAGGGTGTTGCGGGAGCCATCGTGATCGGCGGTCAGGGCGCTGGAGTAGTTCCCGTTGAGGAAGACGCTGAGGCTGGAAACGCCGTACCCGATGGCCTGGGAGAACTCGGCTGAGGTGAGGCCGGAGCGCTGCTGGAAGTCGCGGGCGCGGGCGCTCACTTCATCGTCGGATGGAATTTCCATTTGGGCGAGCTGCCGTTTGCGTTCAGCGGTGAGCGCCATTACTGCCTCCGTTCATGCGGGTGAGGAATCGAGCGGCGACCTGCTCGGAGTGAAGTCGTTGGGGCGGCTCCGCTTGGCGCGGTGCTTCAGGCTTCTGCACCACCACGTCGCCCACTGCGGCGGGCAGCGCCAGCGCCTGCTCCTGGAGCGTGGTGTAGCCGTTGGCCCGGACGCGCTTGCCGAGATCCTGCGTCGAGGTCCGCACCGCCTTGGCCAGCGAGTTGCGGTTGGAGATGAAGCTGTGGACCTTCTCGCGGGTCGTAGCGTCGCCGGAGAACTCCATCAGGTCTTCGCGCTGCAGGCGGCAAAGGAAGTGGCCATCCTCATCGAGCACGGCGGCGAACAGCGGCTCCATCGGATCGAAGGCGACGATCACGCGACGGCCGGAGCGCTCATGCATCAGCACGTAGGCGGCGTGATCCTGAACGTCGGTGACGAAACGCGCGCCGCGCAGATCGACTGCGCAGTTGCGCACCATGCGGGTCTCGCGCTCGCAGAGCAGCATGGCCAGGACGGAGATCTCGGGGCAGGCGCGCTCGACCGGGCGGCGGAACTTCGCGAATGCATCCGCCGGAGAGAGCCCTTCCATGCCTTCGCCGTCGAGCGGCTGCTGGTGATACCAGTTGTGGATCCAGTGCTCGCAGGCGGCGATGAACTGGCTGGCCAGCGGAAGGTCCGACTCGACCGCGCGGCCCATCTGCAGCAGCTTGCCGTGACGCGCCAGCGCGGCGGCAGCCATATCGGGCCGGAGATGACTCGCGCCGGCGGTGTAGGTGGTGAACTTCTTATCCCAGCGCTCATGCACAGTGCGGTGGTAGCGCTCGACGTGCTTGGACTGCGGGTGATACGGCAGGCAGTACTTGACCTCGACGCCGACGCGCTGCAGCACGCCGGTGCGCAGATTGCCGAGCTCGTCGAGGCAGGCGCGGCTGCCCATCGCGAGCAGCTCCCAATCCTGCGGCCGGGCTCCCTTGCCGATGTTGCGGAAGTCTTTGCCGTTGTCGCAGTAGAAGAGATCGGGAAGGCCGTACTCAGTGAACGCATGCAGCAGCGCGCGCTTGATGGTGTGGCTGCTGCCGTTCTCGCACCAGCTGACACCGACGACGTACCGCGAGCGGTAGTCGAGGATGGTGGTCATCTGCAGGCGGATGTGGCCGAGGTCGCGATCGCCAAACACATCGTTCTGGCAATACACGTCGTGGATCATGTGATCGCTGACCCAGATGGAGTTGGCCGGCTCGGAGTACTTGCGGCCCATCCATGGCGCGAACGTGGCCTCGTACTTCTTGCGGCCCATACGGTTGTAGGTCAGCATCGACGGCGAGACTTCGGCGGGGTTGCGCAGGAAGCTGCGCACCGTCTCGTAGCTGGGCTTGGGTACGCCCATGCCGCCGGCGCGCTCGCAGACCTGCTCCCACGCAATGCGCACCGATTGCGGCGGCTGGTCCGCGTTGCCCATGTAGAGGTAGGCGGCGAGATCCGCGAGCTCGCGATTCTCGGCAGCCCAGGTGGAGCGGTTCTTGTCGGCGCGGGGCTTGCGTGCGAGTGCGATGGCTCCGCCCTTCTGGAATGCGCTGTACCAACGCCAGATGGTCGCGGCGGAGATGCCGTGCTGTTCGGCGAGATAGCGGGCGAGGGCGTCGGAGTTTTGAACCAGCTCGCCGTCGGCAAGCGCCAGCTGATGGGTTGTGGCGTGGGTGCTGCCGTCGCGGAGGTACTCGATCAGCGGCTTGATGATGGCGAGCCGCTCGGTGGCTTGCTTCTCGGCGTCGGGAGGGAGCGCCACGCGAGTCTTCTGCGATGGGGCTGGAGCAGGCGCGGCGAGCGCGAGCGGCGAAGGACTAGCGGCTGGGATCTCCGGAGCGGGCTCAGGCTGGTGCGAGTCCAGGTATTTGCGGCGGGCATCCTCGGGGAGTGAGGAGAGTTCGTACTCATTCACCGCCTGGCCGCGATAGGTTGTGGAGCTCGCGCGCTTTGCGACCGCTCCGGTTCTTGCCAATCGAAGCAGGTGGCGCTCGGTCCAGCCGGTCAGCGTGCAGACCTCATCCTTGCTCAGCCAGACCGTCTTCACCGCTTCGACCTCCCGAGGAGGCCTTGCAGTAACCTGTCGATCTCAGACTGTGCGCGGGCTCGGCGCATGCACGCACGGCCGAGCTGGAGCATGATGTACTCGGAAGGGCTGATGACCTTTAGGCCAGCGGCCTGTACCCGGCAAACGAGAAGAGACTGATCTCCGACAACCTGACAGAATGCCCTATCCCACTCCGCTGGCCAGCGATGCAGCTCCTTCGATTCCGCAGTGAACGCCATGATCATTCGGGCTGTGACCTTGCGCCCTACGAGGGAAGTCAATTCTTCCGCGATTACTTCGCGGCTCTTTCCGCTTCGCTGGATTGAGTCCACCAGCGTTCTTCGTACAAGGGCTTCATCGTTTAGCTCGGAGACGGAATTCATGCAGCGCGCCTCCGCCGCGACGCGGTCTCGGAGTCGATCCGGCGTACCTCTTCGACAATCGCGTCGGCAACCGGCTTGGATTGCCTCCGTCCTTTGGCGACCTCAAGAACATGGTTAGAGCTGCGCCCGATTCGCACTGCGACCCTGCTAAAAATGCCGGTAAATGCGAGCGCCCTAGCAATCTCCGGGGCGGGAGGCCTGATATCCTCGACGGGCGGAAATAAACGCGGGGAAGGTTTCCGTACAGCCATGAAAGGGACTTTATCCATTCAATGGATAGAAGTCAATAGGTGTATCCATTTTTGCCGCGTAAAAAGCTTGCACCTACGCCAGCCCTGGCAGCCCGCCTCTCTGAACTGAGAGCGGACCTCCGGGAAAACCAAACATTGTTCGCTCAAAAACTCGGAGTGAGGCAGCCCGTAGTCGCCGAATGGGAGTCCGGGAGGAAGCCTATCTCCAAGGAGGCGATGCTACGGATAGCCGAAAGAGCGCATGGAATAGGCCGAGCCGATGAGCGTGATTACTGGCTCAGGCATGCCGGAGTCGACCTTCCCTCAATTGATGAAACGGTCCGTAGCTACAAGCGCACGTATTCGCACGTCGACGGCGACCGCCTAGTGATTCCGATTCGAACAGGCGCAATATCAGCCGGGCAGCCGCTTTCGCTGAGCGCCGACGAATATGAGGGCAGCCTAGCTTTACCTCTGAATAGGGCAGCCGATAGCGGCAGTTTCTTGGCTGCGAGAGTGCGGGGTGACTCCATGGCCCCGCGCATCCTAGACGGAGATATTGCGGTGATCGATGCACGTCCTCATCGGCCGGAGGAGAATTTAGGGCATGTTGTTGCAGCGGCCAATGAAGATGGCGGAGTAACGGTAAAAGTGCTCAGCAAGGTCGGCCCCAATTACGTTTTGGTCGCAGATAACCCTAGTTTTGAACCGCGGGTGCAGGCCATCGATGTAGCAAACCGGTGGTCCATTGTTGGGCGCGTTGTCGGCTGGTTGGGTTTCCCTCCTCCACCAAAGAAGAGAAAGTGAGGAACGAATGAGGATAGTGTGTGCTTGCGTAACCATGGCATTGTGCGCTGGATGCGATTACAGGCCCGCCCCGCCGGTTGCAGCCGAGCCAGCTATATCTCAACCGGCCCCGAAGCCCGTTACGGGTTCCGAATGGGAAGTCGCGCGAACAGTCAACGATCTTGATAAGTCGTCGCAGACCACGTTGGCCTATGGGGGGATGGTGCTGCGGTGCGCGCCGAAAGACGAGGGATACGTCAGTCCGGTTCTACGGAACCTCGGCGGCCAGTTGGATTCCGATAACGAGTACGAACAGACGGTCCGCTACAGGCTCGACGATGGACCTATTCGCTCGGGGCGGTGGCGAATATCGAGCAGTTTCGACGCGCTGTTCATTCCCAGGCCGGTGCTGCGGGAGATGGGAAAGGCAAAGACTCTGACGATCGAATACAAGCCGCAATATATAGTTCCGCAAACTCAAGCGTTCGACGTGAGTGGGCTGGGGGCGGCTGAGGCCCTCGCCGGGTGCAAGCTGTAGGGGTAGAAAGCGAGGGTGTGAGTCGAATGGTGAAGAAGCTGGGCTTTTTGTTCGTCGTATCGACATTCAGTGCGAGGGCACAGGTTCCTGTTTCCATCGGGATGACGCAGCAGCAGGTCCGCGCCGCCCTGGGACGGCCTTTATTACACAAGAACCTGGTAGAAACCTACCTCAGAAAGTCGTTTGGCGAAGAGTTCGAGATTCAGGTCGCATACTACTTCGATGACTCGGTCTCCAAACTACACCCTTCCATGCGCGTATCCTCTTTGAGCTTCAGCCCGGATAAGAGGCGTCCATGGTCAACCTTGGCCTCTGCAATCCCCGAGCTCAGGCAATTGTGCGCCAATGGGTGCGACACCGTCGCAGCCTTTGCTAAGGATGGAGTTCGTCCCGACGATCTGGGAACATTCGTCATGGGCTGCCCTTCGAGGTCAGCCGAACAGTCGCAACACGCTGACAAATGGTGGGAGTCGCGGATCAATCCGGAACTCTGCTTTGAGGTAAGTTTCGTCCTGCCAGAGAAAAGCCTGGAAAGCGATCTCGACTGGCCTAGCTTGGAGGTCCGCGATATAGAGATACGTTCGCAGACGCCGTCTGCACCAGATGGGAAGGGCCTACCCTCTTATGTGAGCATCCGGAGTCTTGGGCGCTGGCCAGAACGGTAGCCCGATCGGGGATTCAGTTAGCTCGATTGGGACGCGACGGCCGGGCTGAGCGGCTCCCGTCCCACACGAGAGATATCCGCCAGTTCCCGTTGCGGACGGGGCCGGCCGCGCACCGTTCTGTTGGATGCTGCGGATCGGCGTCCCCGATTCGTGTGAGAGCGTCTTGCTATTTTCGCCTTGTATTCGCCTGCGGATGGAGCGATGATGCAGGGCAATGAACTCTCCTTTTGCATGGCCAGGTGGTAAGCGGAACCTGAAGCGGACGCTGCTCGCGCTGATCCCAGAACATGAGATCTACGTCGAGGTCTTCGCGGGATCGGCGAAGCTGCTGTTTGCCAAGCCGCCCGCGCCCTGCGAGGTGATGAACGATCTCAACGGCGACGTGACCAACTTCTTCCGCGTGGCCAAGCATCGCCCGGCCGCGCTGGCGGAGCTGTTCGATCACGAGATCGTGCACGCCGAGCGCTTCCGGGATCTGCGCGGCGCTCCGGCGGGCGAGGATGAGCTGCACCGCGCCCTGCGCTTCGCATACCTGGTCTGGTACAGCTACGGCGCGAAGGGTGAGCACTTCGCCAGCGCCAGCGCGAAGGAGCTGGAGGGCGGCGCTCGCGTTCGCAAGTCGCTGGACCGCGTGCGCGAGCTGCTCGACCAGACGGCGGCGCGGCTGCGGGGCGTGCTGATCGAGCAGCGCAGCTTCGAGGAGATCCTGACGCGCTACGATTCGCCGGCCACGTTCTTCTATCTGGACCCGCCCTATGTGAAGTTCCAGGCCAACGGCCGCTACCAGGCATTGACCACGGAACAGCGCGAGGCCATGTTCGCGCAGCTCGCGCGGCTGCAGGGATCGTTCCTGTTGAGCTTCGATGATTGTGCCGAGGTGCGCACGCTGGCGCGGCGGCATGGCTTCCATGTGAAAGCGGTCGAAGTCGCCTATACGCTGGGCAGCACGCTGGGCTCGCGGCGCAATAAGGCAGGCGAGGTGCTGATCTCGAAGACGCGGCTGAAGCCTCGCGCGGTGGTGACTCCGGCGCGGCGCGAATCCGGTGTCGCGGTGTGCGGCGCGGTCGTCTAGCGACCGGCTGCGTTTGATGCAGAGCTAAAAAACGACGTTGCCCGCGCATCCTCGCGGCATCGCGCACCCTGCGACGGGTGCCTTCCGCTTTCACCCTATTGTCCTTTCAGGCGAGAGCCGTGGAGTCCACACCTGCTTCTTTTCATGAAAGGAACGTGTGGGCGGACCCAGAGCAGCAGCAACCGGAGGGGCTGTACGGCATCGTGTGCCGGGCAGCCCTCGACCGGGCAGGGTACGAGGGGACGCGTGGCGAGCACGGAGCAACTGGAACGGCTGAAGGCAGTGGTACCGGCGGCGCAGGCCGCGCAGCGCAAGTGGGGCGTGCCTGCTTCGATCACGCTGGCGCAGTGGATGCTTGAGAGCGGCTGGGGAGAATCCAAGCTAGCCGTCGAGGCGCACAACTACTTCGGCATCAAGGCTCACCACCTGTCGGAGCCGGACACCTATGAGGAGTTTCGGACTCCAGAATTCAGGAACGGAAAGCGCGTTATCGAGGTCGCGCGTTTTGAGAAGTACTTCGACGCAGCCGACAGTTTCGCCGACCACGCGGTGCTGCTGAGTACTGCTCCACGCTACCGCGCTGCGATGGCCGCATGTGGGGAGCCGGAGCGGATGGCGTTCTGCCTGCAGGCCGCGGGCTACTCCACCAATCCGAACTATGCGCAGGAGCTGATCGACCTGATGTCGCAGCACGACCTGCTGCAGTACGACGAGCTGCCGCCGGACGATCCGGCGCAGGCGCAGGAGGTCGCCGCCGCATGATCCAGATCGCAATGACACCGGAGCGTTTCGCAAAAGTGAAGGAAGAGCTGCAGAGCCTGCCGTCCGGGGTGACTGCATTCGCGCAGACCTCGGAGACGAGCGGCAGCTTCTCCACGCCGCAGATCTCGATGGACTACGTCTACGACGGCGCGAACCTGCACCTCACCAAGACGGCCGCGCACGGCATGGCGAGGTTCGCGAGCGAGCAGGAGATTCAGCAGCACGTCCTGAAGCTGCTGGCCAAGGTTTAGGTTTCACCCGCGTGCGGCTCAACCGGCGCGGCGAAGGAGAAAGACCATGCACGAAGCTGTAAAGAGTTTCACTCGAAAGTTTGCTTCACTGGCCGCTGCGGCGGTGCTCTGCCTTTCGTTCTCGACGATGATTCGCGCGCAGGCGCCTGCCGCTCCGATTCAGAACCTGTATGCCGCTGGCGCTTCCTATAGCGCTGGAGCTTCCGGCGCGCAGTCGGTGGCCGGCACCGCGCTCTATGCGCACCAGCTCGGAGACACCGGCACTTACGCATTCACGGTCCTCGACGCGGTCCCGAACACGCTGCGGCCGTTCACGGTGAACACCAACATCGGAATCGGCGTCGCGCAGAAGGTGGCGACGATCCACGGCCTGGACGTGTTCTCGCCGATCGCGGCGGGCTTCAGCTTTAACGGTCAGAACGTCGGCTGGAACTGGAATGGCGGAGCGATGGTGCCGATTCCGTTCAAGGGCTACTACATCCTGCCCAGCGTGCGCTTCCTGAAGTCGTCGATCGGTGGCTCCGGCTATCAGCCCATCCTGGGGATCGGCTTCGGCTGGGGCAAGTAAAGAGATCAAACCAACCGCAGGACTGCAGGCAGTGCGGCCGGGGATGGTTCCCCGGCCTCCCTGCAGAGCAAAGGCAGAACGGCAGAGGACGGGAACGATGAAGGAATGGTGGACGGTAAAGCGGTTCAGCCATAGGGACATGCTGATCCTCGGGATCGGCGTCGGCATGCTGCAGGCCGTCTTCGAGATCGGCAAGCTGGCGTACCGCTGAGGAGGCGGAGGGGTTTGGGCCTATGGAACATGGCTGGGCGTTGGCGGAGGGGTCGGAGGCGCGAGCGGCGTTCGAGAGGAGCTGCGCCGGAAAGCAGGGCTATCCGACCGAGTCAGCCGCCGATGCTGGGCTCCGGTTTCTGCAGGACGAAGGCATCCTCCGAACCAACGACGGCATGCAGCCATACCACTGCAACTTCTGCCAGGAATGGCACCACGGGCACTGAGGGCTAAAACGCGCCAGGACGATCTGAGGGGGTGCTAGGGTACCCGGAAATTCCTCGGATGGGTGGAATGAATTTATTTGGGGCTTGGCGGGGCATTCCGGGAGCCGGTTGGACCCCCGGTTCGGGGGTAGGCAGGGCGGGAGGGTAGGAAAGCGCTGGCAGGCCCGAGGACGATCTGAGGGGTACTAACCCCCGCATCGGGGGCTAGAAAGCGTCGCGACGCAAGGTTCCGGGCGATTGCGATACGGATTTTGGAAGGGTTGGACCCCGGGTTTCCGGGCAGGAGGGCAGGGCGATGAAAGGTCTGGCGGCGGTTCGGGGTTGGCTGCAGGGCAAAAAGACGATGCTGGGCGGCCTGGTCCTGATCGCCGCCGGCGTCGCCGGTGTGGCGTTCGGGAAGCTGCCGGTCGACCAGGCGGCGGTGGTCGTCGGCTTCGGGATCTCGGTGGCCGGCTGGGCCGCCAAGGCCAACCGGCACCAGGCGCAGATCCTGGAGGCGCTGGAGGCGGTCGCCCAGGCCGGCGTCCAGGTCCGGGTTCAACACAACGACGCGGCTGCGCTCAGCACTGCGCTCCGCACGGCGGCTCCCACGATAGTGAAGATGCTCAATGAGGCGGCCACTCGAGATGGAGGCTATCGCTGATGGCGACCGCTCCGATGCCCCTGCCTCCTTCGCCAGGGAAGGACAACTTCTCGCGCATGCTGATGATCGGCTCCTCGCTGTTCGGCGGCGGCTCGGCGCTCTACCTGGCTGTGCAGCTGGTTCGCGAGCAGCCGGACCGGGCGTTCACGCTGATGCAGAAGTGGGGCCCAGGCTACCTGCTGGCCTTCTTCTGCGCGTTCGCGCTGAACAAGCTGGTGGGCAAGATGGTGGACGGCACGCAGCGGACGGCCGAACGCAGCTCGGAGGCGGTGGAGAAGGTCGCCGAGCAGATGCAAAGCCTGGCCGCTGCCGCACATGCTCAGGCGCTGGCCACACAGGCCATCGCAGATAAGGACGATCGCGATAAGCAGGAGATGCAGCTGCTGGTGGGCATGGTGAACGACAAGGTCGCACAGACCCTTGATGAACAGAAGAGACAGAATCGGGCGCTCGAACGAATCGAGAACGCGCTCAACATCAACCGGCCCGAAGGAAGTGACCCCAAATGATTCAAGAATGGCACCCTGACAAGAAGAAACAGTTCCGCGGCGAAGTCCTGCGCATGCTGTCCGTGCGACACGGCCTGCAGCAGTCGCGCATGGATGACGTTGCGCTCTGCCATGCGCTGCGGTCGCTTGCCTGGGAAGTCGATATCAACGACGTCGTCACCATCCTGCAGGAGATGTTTGGCCGCGGCTGGGTGAACTACCGTTCCATCCGCAGCATCTACAACCGCCGCACGGAGCTCTCGCAGATCGAGATCATGCCTCCCGGCCAGGACCTGGTTGATCAGACGACGACAAATCCCGCCGTGGAGTTCTAGCTATGCCGAAAGCAAGACCGAAGACCGGCGAGCGGCGGAAGACGCGGCAGCCGCTCAATATTGATAAGCTGCCGCCGCTGGTCCACGACATCCTACTGAAGCTGCGCAACCAGCAGGGCAAGACCCTGAAGGAGATCTCCGCGCTTTCGGCTGAGCCGTTCGGCCGAGGCAAGCTCGGCTTCATCGACTGGGCAAACCTGGAACCGCGGGTGCGCAAGCTGTTCCCGGAGAAGCGGATTCCTGAAACAACCCTGCACCGCTGGTTCGATCTGCGTTACGAGCAGGTCTATGCCGATGTGATGGTGCGCAGCGAGCAGGCGCGCGCGATTGCGGAGTCGTTTGCGAAGTCGATGCTGGTGAACGGCAACGAGGCCGTCGTCAACGCCGCGCGCGACACGATCATGAACGTCCTGGCTGAGGATTCGAGCGACAACGGCCGAACGAAAGCCGCAGCCGGCCTGATCGCCCTGGCCGAGGTGATGCAGAAGGCACGCGCCAACGACATCAAGGAGCGCAAGGTCTCGGTAGATGAGCGTCGCATCGCGCAACTCGAGAAGGATGCAGAGTTGAAGCGCAAACGGTTCCAGCGCGAAATGGATGCAGCAGAGAAGAAGCTGACCAAAGGCCAGGCATTGACCGCTGACGACATCAATCAGATCCGGCAGCGCGTCTTCGGCATCGGTCCTGCGCCGGTGGCGGCAGCCTGATGATCGAGGTACTCAATTCCGAGGTCACCCTTCCGCCGGTGATTCAGCTGCGGCCCTATCAGCAGCGCTGGATCGACGACCAGAGCCGGTTCAAGCTCGCGGTGAAGTCGGCTCGTATCGGTTTTTCCTATGGCACAGGCGTAGACCACATCCTGCGCAGACTGTCGCGTCCTGGTACCACCACCACAGTTCTCTCCGCCGGCGCGGCGCAGTCGAATGAGTTCGTCCAGGAAGCACAGAAGAACATCCAGGCTATTGGAGCCGTAGCTGTTGCTGATCAAACGAAGTGGGCTGACGAGATCAGCGAGACGGATTTCACGGTTCAGCGGATTAGGTTTGCGAATGGCTCGCGCATCATGGCGCTGGCTTGTAATCCGCGCACGGCGCGCGGATATCCCGGCGACGTAGTGCTCGATGAGTTCGCGCACGTCGAAGACTCCTACGCAATTTGGGCTGCAGCGTTCCGCCAGGTCGCACTCGGTAATAGGCTGGACGCTCTATCGACGCCGAATGGCGAGCAGGGAAAGTTCTTCGATCTTGCAGACGACCTTGGTCTGACCGATGGCGTCGCTCCAGAGCCTAACCCAATAAAGAAAGGCCCGTGGAGCGGCCACTGGGTCGATGTTTTCATGGCAGTCGCTGAAGGCTGCCCGATCAACATTGAAGAAATGAAGGAGGGCATGAAGGACCCGGACACCTTCAACCAGGAATTCCGCTGCATGTTCCTGAAGGCGACCGGGGCCTGGATTCCTCCGGAGTTGATTCTCGGAGCTGAGGATGACGGAGCCACGATCGATTGGCCGTCCGGCTACGAGCTGCGCTATCCATTCTTCGCCGGCATCGATGTTGCCCGAGATCGCGACCAGACAGTCCTGTGGGGCGCGGAGAGGATTGCAGATGTCCTCTGGACCCGCATAGTGTATCCGCTTCACGCGGTTCCTTTTCCGAAGCAGCACGAGCTCCTCGCGCCCTGGGTGAAACTGTCCCGCCGCTCTGCCATCGACAAAACCGGAATGGGCAGCGGCTTGTTCGACTATCTGACTGACTCCGCGCCAGGGCGACTAATGGGCGTCTCCTTCGGCGGAACGAACGATGAGGGCGTCCGAATGAAGGTCGACCTGGCTATCCGACTGAAGCGGAACATGGAGCGCTTCCGGTGGCGCATCCCACGAGATCCGCAGATCCGGCAGGAGTTCCAGTCGATCAAGCGCGAAGCCACTGCAACCGGAGTCACATTCGATTCGCCGCGGATCGAGATTGAAAGCGCAGTAGCAGGAGCGAAGAAGCGGAAGATGTTCGCCCATGCGGACCGCTTCTGGGCCGCCGCACTATGCGACTTCGCCGCGGACTCCGCCGCGCCCGAGCTGGGGATGCAGGAGAGCGCGATCCAGACGACGTACAGACTCTCGAGAGGGTATATGTGATGGCCGAAGAAGAAACGCTTGCGATTCCACCGGCGCCTCCGGCCGGAGAGATTGTCTCCAACCGCGCGCTGCTCAACACGCAGTACGCGCTCTACCGCAACACGCTGGCCTTTGGTGGCGTGCGCGACCCATCCACCATCTGGGCGTCGATGCTGCGCGACGACGGCTCCGCCATCCTCTACTACCGCGAGCTGGAAGAGAAGGACGTCGACGTCGCCAACGCGCTGAACACGCTGAAGGGCACGGTGATGGAGCGCGACTGGATGGTTGAGCCGGCCGACGACGACAGCCTCTCGGTCGACGTGGCCAACTTCGTCGAGCGCCAGCTCGCCAACGTGCCGGACTTCGACAGCGTGCTGGACAACATCCTCGATGCCGCGCCGTACGGCTTCAGCGTGCAGGAGTCGATCTTCGATACCAGCGAGGGCCAGGCGGAGCTCGCCGACATTCGCGACTGCCCGCAGGAGCTCTTCCTCTTCAACGATCGCTTCACGCCGCAGATCGGGCCGCTGCAGTTCCTGGACTCGCCCTACGCGAGCACGGGCAAGATCGTGCCGGAGCAGAAATTCCTGATTACCACCTATCGCGGCCGCTCACGCAACCGCATGGGCCGTCCGCTGCTGCGCACCATCTTCTGGCCGAGCTGGTTCAAGCGCAATGTGTTCCGTCTCTGGGCGCAGTACGCCGAGAAGGGGCCGGGCACGGCCGTGGTGCGCTACAACGACTCCAACAACCCGGCGGAGGCGCAGCAGGCGGCGGATCTGGCGAAGTCGCTGATCGAGCAGGTCGCCGTCGCGGTTCCGATGAACTTCGATTACGACAAGGAGCTGCTGACCATCGCGCGGGCGCTCGATCCCACCGTGTTCGACCGCTTCACCAGCAAGATGGAGCTGTCGATTACCCGCTTCGTCCTGGGCGAAACGCTGACCAGCTTCGGCGGCGAGGGCGGCAAGGGCACGCAGGCGCTGGGCGACGTGCACGCAGACACGCTGCAGACCAAGTCGAAGGGCCTCTGCAAGATGGTGATGTCGGTGGTGAACCGGCAGCTCATCCGGCCGCTGGTGCTCTGGAACTATGGGCCGAAGGCTCCGATGCCGGTGTGGAAGTACGACATCGAGGAGAAGGAAGACCAGACCAAGCAGCTCTCCATCCTGCAGGGCGCGCAGCGCATGGGCGTGTCGCTGCCGCAGCAGTTCGTCCGCGAGACGTTCAACATTCCGGCTCCGGAGGGCGGCGAGCTGGTGCTTACGCCGAACATCGCCGCCGCGCCTGGTCCGCAGGTCACCGAGCCGGAGACGGACTTTGCTGAGGGCGAGCGCGAGCTGGCGGAGTTCGACAAGCTCGCGGAGGGCCTGCAGGAGGAAGCGTTCGGGTTGTTCAAAGAGCGCGTCGGCCAGGTGACGCGCGTGCTGGAGAGGACGGAGGGACGATGATGGGAGCATTCTCCTCATTCATGCCTTGGCTGCGATCCAAGTTTGTCGCGGATCGGCGGACGCAGGCTGAGCGCGAGATTGAGAATATGCGGCACCGTCGCCGGCTGAGGAAGCAGCTACGCAAGTTGCAGCGAAAGGGTGCACGCTGATGGCCCTCCCTCGCGACACGGCGGTGCAGCATCGGCTCGGAGATCTGCTGGCGCGGCACATGGCGGCGGCGAACCTGCTGGGCCGCACGCAGATCGTGCGCGACGTGAAGCGCAGGAGTGGCGTCGTGGTGCCGATCGCCGCGAGCTCGCGGTTCCGTACGCATGCGGTGCGGCACGCGCAGTTTGCCGAGGACGACGGCCAGGACCTCACGGCCGGCTTCTCCGTGAATCTGCCGGCGGACGATGCGGCCAACTATCTGCGCGACCTCACGCCGGTCACCAAGGATCTCTTCGACGGCCTCACCGCGCAGTACCGCCGCGATGCGTTTACCGTGGCCGGCGTGACGGACCAGCGGCTGATCCGGCAGATCCGCGATGCGCTGGCCGAGGTGATCCAGAAGGGCGGCACGCGCGAGGACTTCATCCGCAAGGTGCGCACGCTCACCACCGACGCCGGGGTCGAGCAGCTCGCCGCGTTCACGCTCGATACCGTGTTCACCACCAACATGCACAAGGCGTACTCGCTCGGCCGCTACGAGCAGATGACGCAGCCGGAGACCACCAAGGCGCTGCCGTTCTGGCAATACCTCACGGTGGGCGACGATCGCGTGCGCCCGGAGCATGCGGTGATTGACGGCTTCACCGCGCGCGCGGTGGATCCGGTGTGGAACAAGATTTACCCGCCGAACGGCTTCAACTGCCGCTGCATCGTGATTGCGATTCTCGAGAGCGAAGCGCCCGAGGGAGCCAGCGAGCCGGGGCTGGCGCGGCTGCCGCTGCTGGCGCAGTTGAAGGTGCCACAGGCGGGATTCACGAAGGTATTTCCGGTGGCCGCATAACGTATGGCGCGACTGATCGTATTGTCGGGATTCTCGGGAGCTGGCAAGAGCACGCTGGCTCGCGGATTGAATCTATACGGCAAATATGCCCTGATCACATCGGACGATTACCACCACTGCTACAGCGAGGGCACCGATGTAACGGGCCTGCTGATCGCGCTCGCGACGGCCTTTTGCGCAGCGGATATCAACGTGATCGTCGACGCGGTGAACAAGCATCCGGGCGACTCCGCGCGCTGGCATGAGGCAGGCCGGGCCTTCGCCTCCTTCGAGTGGCTCGATCTCGATGTGCCGCTGCAGGAGTGCATCCGGCGCGATTCCATGCGGGTGCGGCCGGTGGGAGAAGCGGCGATCCGCGCGCAGCTGGCGGCCTCGTTATGACGCGTCTCTTCGCGCATCCTCGCGGCATCGCGCACCCTGCGACGGGCCGGGCAACCTTTCTGGATAGCATCCTCGCCAGTGAGCAAGCTTGCCAATCAGTGGATCGAGATCTTCCGCGCCGGCGACTACGGCGAGCAGGGATCGTTCAGCGAGGCGGACCTCGACCGCGTGGTGGCGAACTATCAGCCCAGCCAGGGCCACGAAGCTCCAATCGTCATTGGGCACCCCAAGGAAAATGCACCTGCATTCGGATGGGTCGAAGCTCTGAAGCGCGTCGGCAAGTCGCTGTTCGCGAAGCCGAGCCAGGTCGATCCGCAGTTCGAGAGCATGTGCGAAGAGGGCAAGTTCAAAAAGCGGTCCGCGTCGTTTTACCGGACGCCGGACGGCAAGTCGATTGCGGCGCTGCGCCATGTTGGGTTTCTCGGCGCGATGCCGCCGGTGGTGAAAGGCCTGGCTGATTGCAAGTTTGCGGACGATACGGAACCACAGGTTTTTGAATTTCAGGAGAATGACATGGCAGATGTGAATGAGCAGTCGATTGTCGAAAAGGTGTTTGCGCGGTTTGCCGATGCGTTCAGCGGCAAGAAGGGCGTAGAGCCCGTGGCTGCTTCGTTCAGCGAGGACCAGGTCAAGCAGATCGCAGCTACAGCCGCCCAGGAAGCGGTCACCGCCGCCGTCAAGCCGCTGCAGGAGAAGCTTACCGCCGCCGAGGCGAAGTTCTCCGAGCGCGAGACCAAGCTCTCGACCGCAGAGACCGAGCAGCGCGCCACCAACGCGATCGCGGGCCTCAAGGCCAAGGGCCGCTGGATCCCCGCATTCGATAAGTACGGCGTTCCCGCCGTGTTCTCCGAGCTGGCGAAGGCCACCGGCACCGTCGAGTTTGGCGAGGGCGACCAGAAGAAGCAGGTCGCACCGCTGGATCTGCTGGTCGAGTTCATGGAGTCGCTGCCGAAGATCGTGCCTGCGGGCGAGGTCTACAACGGCCAGCAGCCTGGCGCTCCCGCAGCTCCGAAGGGCGTCAATCGCGGCGTGGCCACGGTCGACCAGAATTCGGTGCGGCTGCATCAGGCAACGGAAGAGTTTGCCGAGAAGAACAAGGTCGAGTACGGCGTGGCGCAGCTGGAGGTGCTGAAGAAGCATCCCGAGCTCAACGTCCCCGGCGGCGCGGCCATCGGCCAGGTCTAGAGATCAACGAGAGAGTCCGGGCCGGGGCGGGCTCGACGAACGGAAGTCCCCGGCACGCATCACCCAAGTTTCGTAGCAGGCCCCACGGGGCAGAGGGAGCAAGTCAATGTCAGCAATCGCGACACGCGGACCAGTTTGGAACAAGAAGGATACGTATCGCGCCAGCGCCGCCAACCAGGGCCGCGGGCGTGCGGTGGTTCAGGGCGCTGCGGACGATCAGGCTGCCGTCGCGGCCGGGGCCAACGTGATCTGCCTGGGCATCCAGGAAGAGGCCAACCTCAACGCCGGCGATCCGATTGCTGTGATCGAGCTGGGCGATGCGATCGCGGTTGCGGGGGCAGCCGTGGCCGCCGGGAACCTGCTCAAGACAGACAACGCAGGACGCCTGGTTCCGGTGACCGGCACTGCCGGCGATGGCGAGAACATCGTCGCCCGCGCCAAGACTTCGTGCTCGAACGCGAACGACGAGATCCTCGTCATCGTGCTTCCGAGCGTGCTCTAAGGCTTTTCACCCGGCTCTGCCGGCGCAGTACACATCTTGAGGCTCCGCGAAGGGCGGAGGAAAGCGAGTAGGACATGGGCGGTTTTGCAGCTCCATACGGTGGCGGAAGTCTGAATGTCGCGGCGGCGAATTTCGCCAAGTCGTATCGCAACAATGCGCTGGTGGGCGATCTGCTGGCACCGCGCGTCTCGATGGACCGGCAGACCTTCCAGTACGTCATCCACGGCCGCGACGGCATGCGGCTGGAGGGATCGACCCTCCGCGCTCCTGGTGCAGCTCCTCGCACGGTCCGCTCGGCCTTCTCGACCGACACGTACTTCTGCAAGTCGCACGCGCTGGCTTCGGAGGTTCCGTTCGAAACCGAGCAGTACGGCCTGGGCTTCGGCTTCTCGCAGATCCAGAAGGCGACCCGCACAGTGATGGATAAGCTGCTGCTCGATCGCGAGGCGGCGCTCGCCGCACTCGTGCTCGGCGCGGGCACCACGCTGGCGCTCTCCGGCACCACCATGTGGGACAACCCCGCTTCGACGCCGATTGAGGACATCACCGAGGCGCGAGCTGTCGTCCGCCAGTCCGGTGTTGAAGCAAACGTGCTCATCCTGGGCGATCCGGTCATCAACGCGCTGATGAACAACGCTGAGATCATCGACCGCCTGAAGTACACCAACACGACCGGCATGGTCGATGTCGACAAGCTCAGCGCTGTCCTCAACATCAAGTGCGTTCGCGCCGCAGCCATCCAGGTCGACAAGAGCAATGCGGTCAGCTTCGTCTGGGGCCAGCAGGCCGTGCTCGCCTACGTGCAGGGCGTCGCCGATCAGGAAGACGTCTCCTCGGTGAAGACCTTCACCTGGTCTGCAGCTCCGGATACGGTCGACGGCTACGGCGTCATCGTCGAGCCGAAGCTCCCACTCTCCACCAAGGCGCAGATCGTCTCCACCGACTGGTACTGGGATCTGAAGATCACGGCCCCGGAGACGCTCTACACCTTCACCAATTGCTGCGCGGCTCCGACGTACGTGAGCCTGGCCGCTCCGGCAACTGGCTTCTAAGACTCACCCGCCCATAAGGCAACGTGAAGTGCAGCACCCAGGGGAGCGGATCACAACGGTCCGCTCCCTTGTTCAAGTAAAGGAGGGCGAGATGCCCAAAGCAAGCGACAAGACTTCCACCTACGTCGTTCTGAGGAATCTGA